CCCCCCCCCTACGGCGTTTTTGAAAAAATACATATAGTCGCGGTCACTGTGCAGGATGTGGGTTTTAACGCCCATGTTTTCTAACCTCGGTATGGCTGTGTTTTTAATCCAGTCTATATGCTCCGGTATCTCGCCCGATATATTTCTGGCACGGTCAAACATAACCTCGGTAAACAAAATACCGTCCAGTGGCTCTTTATGCTCCAGTGCTAATAAAACAGTGGCTATGCTGTCTTTCCCAAAACTACAGGATGCAAAGTATTTCATATCTGACTATTTAATGCCCGGCTTTCGCCGGGCTAAAGTTTAACTACTAAAGATTAACTGTTTAGGGGTAAAAATGCTGAAACGGGCCTAACCCTATACTGGTACGTAGCCTTAGTACCCCAGCCGCCCGCGCTGCCATTGCTGAGGTTCAAACCCCACGCATTGGGCGTGCTGTATTGCGTGCTGCTCCAGTACCAATCATCGTGCAGCGGTTCGCCGCCTACGGCTTTCAGCGCAGCGTTAATCTGGGTAAAATGCGCCAGAATAAAATACAGTTCACCTAAACTGGGTATGTACTCATCATCAGATATACCCATGTTCAGAATGTCGCGTATATCGTCCGTGGCGGCTTTGCCGTCCATATCCTCTGCGGCTTGGTGGTAGTTGGTGATAAAGCGTGTGCCGCCCTGCTGGGTTGTCAGTTCTATATCTTTATCGCTAATATCTTCTGTCGCCAAAATCAGCGATTTACCGCCGAAGTTAACGCCTATACCCGTGCAACCCTGCGCCGATACTTCCTGCCCGGTAAACAGTACAGCGTGTTTCCCGTACATTATATAAATGCCGTCTGCCAGTTTCGTAGTACCTGCTATCGACTGGCTCTGTGGTTCGTCACCTGCTACAAAGTCGTAGCACTTTTTGGCGTTGTCTACATCATAGTTATTTGCTTTCAGCAACTCATAACGCAAATTCTGTCTGTCGCTTAAATTGTTCATATCAATACTGGTTTAATTTGTTAATGTTCTTTGCCACTTTCTTTACACACTCATCACCTACATAGGTGTTAGCTGCTTCGCCGTGTGCGCTTAGTATTTCGTCATCCAGCGCATCGCCGAAGTTGTGGAAAAAGCACAAAAACTTAGTGCCGTTGGAAAGTTCCACGATATACGGTTTATCGCCGTTGTACTCGAAATCTCCTTTTTCACAACCGCTGACGCTTACCGTGTAGTTAGGGTTAAACTCTATTACGTCATGGTGCGCAGTCCAGCGTTTATCACCGTATCGCTTTATAGCGGCATAGTAAAACCTTAAAAATCTTCTGTCTGTCATACTCTTAGTCTTTTAGGTAATAAGGTGTCGTGTAGCCTGCGCCTTTCAGTGGTAGGTCACGGCACCAGTCAATAGGTTTGCTAAAAATCGCCTCCACGCTCTGTAGTGTCTGCCCCGGTTCGGCTTCTACTACTATCTCATCGTGGATATGGAAAACAATGTGCAGCCCTGCATCCTCTGCACGCAGAATGATATGCCCCAGAATGTCACGGGCTATGGCTTGTACAACGTTCTCGGTCAGCTTGCCGCCGTAGGTGCGTATCTTTTCCCACTTCTTCGTAGTCTGGTTCAGCCCTTCGTACTCGATAATCTCGTGGTCGCCTCTCCAGCCATCGTTACTTTCCATGCCGATACCGGCGCGTGGGTAACAGATAGTGCGCCCGGACGGTAGGGTTATCAGCAGCATACCCCAGCGGTACGATACGACTATGCCCCTGTTAATGGTGATACGTTCCCCGGTCTTTATGGCTCTTACGGCTGCGGTTTCAATGATAGCCCAGAACTTGACTATACGGGGGTTCGCAGACCGCCAGCGTACTACTATGTCCTTTTCTTCCGTCTGGCTTAATCCCATGCGGCTACCGCCCATGTTTTCCAGTGCGGCCACGCCGCCACCGTAACCCAATGCAAGCACGGCTATCTTACCCTTTTGCCGCAGTTCCGCATTTTCGCCGTGCTTCTCTACCTTGCAGTGAAACATTTGCCCTGCGGTAGCACAGTATATGTCACCGCCTGCACGGAAAACATCCAAAACCCACTGCTCGCCAGCCAGCCACGCTATTACACGCGCTTCTATGGCTGAAAAGTCGCAGACATGGAAAGTGCAGCCGGGCTTGGCGATAAACGCCGTGCGTATCAGTTCGGATAGTACATAAGTGGGGTTAGCGTAGTTCAGCTCGAAATCGTCCAAATCGCCTGCCTTAACCAGACTGCGTGCGTAGTCCAAATCGGGCAAATGGTTCTGCGGTAGGTTCTGCACCTGTACCAGCCTGCCAGCCCACCGCCCGGTACGGGCCGCGCCGCAGAACTGTAACAGACCGTGTATGCGTCCATCATCGCAGACACATTCCAGCATAGCACAGTATTTCTTCGTTGAAGTCTTACCCATTTCGCGCCGTATGCCTAATACTTTTTGCGCTTTTGGCCAGTAGATAAGCTGGTTTTCCAAATCGTCCAGATTTTTTTTGTTTAAGCTGTCAACCGACATACCCGTAGCCTTGTGCAGCCAGTCTTTTATCTGTGCCGGGCTGTTCGGGTTTTCCAGACCCGTTAGTGCTTTGGCTTCATCTAACAGCTGCGCTTTGTATTCGTCATCAAAGCGCGTGGCATTTTCTGCCAGCTGCCTATCCAGCAGCACGCCCCGGTCGTTGATAATCTGGTCAACCGTGTACAGCCTTTCGTCAAATGCGGCTGGCTCCAGCCTGCGCACTTTTGCCAAAATCTGCTGCTCTACTTCGACATCACGGATATTGTATTGTTTGAAAATATCCCATCTGTCCGGCGCATCGCTTGGTAAGTGCCGTTTGCCTTTGGTCGGTGTGGAAAAATAGCGGATAAGCGTTTTACCCTCTTTCATTTTTCCGTTTTCCAGCCTCAACACTTCGCCGCATTGCTCCAGCGATAACGGCAGACCCATGCGTGCAGCACGTACCATCGTGCATTTCCACTGTGCAGGGTCTAACGGTTTGCCGAAAAAGTACCTGCCTATGCAGACGCGCTCGAAAGCCGCATTAAATGCCGTCTTGACTACTTCCGGGTCGGTTAGTGCGGCAAATACTTCGGGTGGTATCTGTTCGCCCTGCGCCAAATCCACGCACGATACCGGGCCGCTATCCACGCAGTAGCCAAACAGCAGTATAGCGAAGTCCGGGGCCTCCACATAGCGGTAAACGCCGCACTTTGTAAGGTCGTGGCTGCTGTAGGTTTCTATGTCTATCCCTATCTCGCGCATCCGGCTAATCCTTTCTCAACTCGTTAAACCGCATTTTCAGATTAACCATTTTGCGCAGACGCTCTATGTCGTGCTGGTCTGCCATGCGTCCGCAGACAAACTGCACAGCCCCGGATAGCAGCATTACATCTATAGACCGCTCCGGCTTGAAATCGCCGCCTGCTTCCGCTTTGGCTTCCCACAGCCACGTAGCGGCCACTATCAGAATGTCTGCCAGTTCGTCTGCCGCCGTATTGTGCAAATTAGCCTCGTAGTAAGCCGTAAAATCTTCATCCGATAATTTGTCCGTCTTTTCTATTATCTCGTCAAATTCGGGTGTTTCTGCGCTTCTGTCGGCGGCTTTCCAGTATTCGCCCAACTCTATGCGCAAAGACTTGATACAGCCTACGCCTGTGGTGTCTTTGCCGCGCCTTGTGGCTGCGGTGTGACACCGTTCTGCTATGTTAAAAAGTAAATCGTACATCTTGTTTCTTTTTTTTTGGAAAACCCCGGCGGCTCCGTGGCCTTTAATCCTTACCGCCGGGGTGGGTCATGCCAGTTTACAAATCTTCGTCATCTTCCATATCCAAATCGGCAAAGTCGCTTTCAGCCGAAGCCCTGCCGCCCAGACGCTCATCGTCTTTGTACTTCATAATGTTGTTGAGGCCGCACGCTACGCCCCTGTTGCCGTTCTTGTCGTAGCCGTAGAAAGTCACGGACATTATAGCCCATACGCCGCTATAAATATCGTCCTCGTCCACTATCGGGGCTTTATTCTTATCCACAATGCCGGGGCGCGTGTTGCTCTTGGCGTTGACGTACAAATGTCCTTCGTAGGTGTCATCTTCTTTGTCCGTGTCGCCATCGTGCAGCGGCATATCCAGCTTCTTAGGCTCTTTGCCGCTCCACTTCGACACTATGGCCGCTTTCTTTGCAGCCTCTATAGCCTGCTGTAACGCGGCTATGGTTTCCTTTTCCTCTTTCGGTATCAGTACGTTTGTCATGTACTTGCCGTTAGTGGTATCGCCATCCGGCGCATACTTGCTGAATACGTGTGTGTAACTCAATCGGCATGGGCCGAACACTACCTTAGTGTCTTTTACAATCGGTGTAATCATATCTTTAACTTTTTATCCACTCTCGGAACGCCGGGCCGTTTTTATTGTTTATTCGTTCTAAATCCATGTACAGCTATACCCAGCAGGATAGCCAGATACAATGCCCAAAAGGGGTGCTGCATCACAAAATCAAATACTGTCTGCATCACTAAACATTTATGTCCTTGAAATCATCCAGCACCGGGTCTATCGCCGGACGCTTGTCACTCTCCGGGGCCAGTGTCGGTTTGCCCTGCGGCTTCTCGATATACTCACTACAGATAGCGGCAAACTGTTTCTTACCTACCAGTTTCTCCAGCTCGGTAATGGTGCGAAGTTCCTGCGGCTTGTATATCTCGGTGGTCTTGTAGCCTGCTTTGTTCAGTGCCACGGCTGCCGCGTCTTGGTTGGTAATTTTCCGTATGCTTCGCCCCTCTACTATTTTCCAGCCGGGTAACAGTACGCCGCTTAATGCCTGCTGTAGCGCGTAATCCTCTACGCCTGCTAACCACGTCTTAACAGTAGCCAGCAGTGGCAGTACGTTTTTGGCAAGCTCATCGGTGCTTATCAGTTTCGGGTCTTTGGCGACTGCATCCGTGCAGACTTTGGTAAGCGCACGGCATTTGCTTTTCACCTTGCAGAACTGGCACCACTCGCCGGGGTTCTGCTGCCCGTTACCCTCGTAGGCCTCGCGTGCTTTCGGCACCAGCGTTTCATCTACCCACGCCAGCAAATCGGATACGGATAACTCAAACTCGCTTAGGTTGTCAATACGCGGCTGTACGATAGTCATGCGCACACGGTCTATCTTGTACTCGAAGTTAAACCGGTCGTATGCGCCCAGCGCGTATATCATCATCTGGGGGTTACGGTATGCGGACACTTTCACGCCCTTGCCATACTTGAAGTCTATAACCTCCATCGTGCCGTCAGCGATAATTATAGCGTCCGCAGTTCCGAAAGCGTCCGGGATGTAGTTGCTGAAATCCAGCCGTGTTTCGATAAGCAGCTGCGCATCCTCCACAGTGGCGCGTGCAGCGTTGTATTTCTCCAGCACGATAGTTTTGTACGTGTCGGTGTATTCGTCCATTTCGCCCGTGTGGTATTCCTCGTTAAGCTCGTTAATCTCTGCCACCTCATCGGAAATGTCGTAGCCCAAAAACTCTTTCAGTTTCATAGCGCAGTAGGCGTGCGCTAACGTACCCTCGGCGGCATAGCTGCTGCCGCTGTCCGGCTCGTTTACCTCCAGCCTCGGTGCGGCTGTACAGTTAATCCATCTATGCGCTGCGGACGGACTTAATAATGCGTGCTTTCCCATAGGTCAAAACGGACAATCTTCTACTAACTCATCGTTTTTCACATTCACCGCATCGCAGCAGGCTATAAACTTGGCGCGGCTCTCGCTATCCGGCAATGCACTGGGCTTTTCCGCGCCAAACATGGCGGCCGTGTTCTTAAACCACCCTGTCAGCGTCCTATGCCACCGCTTGTAACCCTCGCTGTCGGTCTTTTCCTTGTAGTTCTCGCCCTCTATGCGCCTGCGTGTCCTATCCATCGCCGCACGCACATCTACTTCCGTGTATTCCTTTTGCCCTGCCTGTTCGGTTTGTGTGGGTTCGGGGTCGGCTGCTTCCTGCGGCTTGGGCTGTTGTTCCGGCTCTGTGGTCGGTTGAGGTTCGGGCGCGTCCTTATCGGTTTCGGCTTTGTCCTCGGTCGGCTTGTTGGCTACTTCCGGCTTCGGCTGTGGCTTTGCCGGTTTGCTTGGCTTCGGTGCGGCTGGCAGTTCTGCCACCTGCGCCGGACGGTTTAACACCGCTGATAACAGCGTGTACAGTTCGGCGTTTAAGCCGACATTAACCTGTACGTTAATCTGAATTGGTTGCATACTAAATTTGATTTATTGGTGATTAAATTTCGTCATCGTCTAACACTTGTATTTTGCCCTGCTTTTCCCAGCGTACCAGTAGGCGGTATGCTGCATACCCTGCTGCAAACCCTACGGCCTTTGTCACGAAAAAGACCGTAAACCATCGCACGTTATCTAACGCCGTGTCCGGCTCTGAAAAAATGCCCAAAGTGGCAATGAAGCCCAGCGCGAAAAGCACTGTATAGTAAAATGTCTGTTTCATATTCTGTAAATTTGAATTGTTATAAATAGGTAGCTTCCCAGCACTTGATTATGTGCCGCCCGGTAGTGAACTTTGCCCGGCCCGCTTTGCGCACAAAGAATTTGATACAGCCGTTATCCTCCCAGCGTTTCACGGTGTGCCGTTCCACGCCCAGAAGCTCCGCTGCCTCTTTCTGGCTGTAGCGTCTATCGGGGTCGCACACCGGCTTAACTGTTACCATGCTTCGTTACGGTTAGGGTTAGTCCGTCTGACTTGCAGGCAAACCGGCAGTTCTCCATCTTCTGCATCGCATAGGCGGTGTTTTTCTGACTATCCATGTCGTAGCCGTCTTTGCATTGCACCACCACTGTATCGCCTATCTTCATGGCGCGTAGGCAGTCGCGCGTAATCTTTTCTTTTACCTTTTGTGCCATACTTACCAGTTTTTCTGTAACTTTTTGCTATTTTGTTTATTGGTTTGTTGGTGCATTGGAAAAAACTGCCTACCTTTGTAACCGGATAAGTTGGATAAGCGGTTATGGATAACCGGCCTACATTGGTCGGCAGCCTTTCTTTTGCTCCTTTGTTTGTTCGTTGGTGCAAAGTTAGGGCTTTTTCTGTAACTTCCAAAGAAAAATCAAAGAAATTTCGGTTGTTGGCCGAAAATTGCACAGAAAAATAGGTAATACAAACAATATGGACTACACAGAAAAAGCCGATATGGTGCGAAATCGCATAAATATGGCACTGAAAGAAAATAAGATAACCGAAAATTCGGTAGCGTCTGGCGATAGTGCAGCGCAAAGCAGGTTAAACAGTCAATTAAGCCACGGTAAGCGCATAACATTAGACACCGTTTTGCGTGTCTTGGACGCTTGCCCGGATGTATCGGCTGAATGGTTGCTGCGTGGCACCGGCGAAATGAAGCCAAAAGCCGTGCCGACAGTAAACAGCAACAATATAAACAGTAACGTAAATAGTAAAGTCAACGAGAACACGGGTATGCTCCCGGAAAGTTTTGTACGTGATATGTTAGCCGAAAAAGATAAACAGATACAAACGTTATTAGAAATACTGAAAAAATGAAAAGGATATATTTAGCAATAACCATAACCCTATGTATGTGTGTTGGTGCTGTTGCCCAAAATAGGCATGAAAGCCGCTTTATGCGATTTTATGTGCCAGACTGCACAGGCTCTCCGTTTCCAGTGTCTATAGATACTTATTTCATAATATCTGAAAGCGGACAAACGCAGATTAAAATGCGCGCAAATTTTGCTTATAACGCTGCTGAATTTTCGTATTTTCAAAAATACTCTATCCCAGCAGGGAACAATGTCTATTTCAAATTGGATAGTGGGGATATTATAACGCTAACTTGTTCATCAGATGAAAAAGTAGCGGACGGTTTTGTTACGTCTAAAAATGGCACTTACCAAAAATATGCCGATTATTCATATTTTCCTATAAATGACGCTATAATAGATAGCCTAAAAAAGCATGACATAATAAAAGTTAGGGGTCAGTTCAAATTTGAAATACTGGATGGTTCTATGCAATTTACACCCAATTCTGATATGCCAAAAACAAAGGATAGTTTTAAGCAGGCAGAAACGCTTGTTAGAAAACAGTACAAATCAACCATAATGGAAAATGATAGGCAAGAAACACTAAAACAAAATCCCCTTTCGGGGTTTTAGATAACTGCAAATTTTCAGCAAATAGATTTTTATAATGTATAACTAATTGATTTACAGCGTGTTAAATTATTCTCTTTTATATATTTAGGCATATAGTCGCTGGTAGCCATTTTAACGCATAGAAAATTTTGTATATCGCTATATATCAGCATTTTAGCGAAAACAATCAGCAAATTTTCAAATCAGCAAATAGTATAAAAATGGTTAAAAAGTGGTCGCTGGTGGCTAATAATATGGTATATTATGGTATATTTGGGGATATTTTTCAGCTATAAGTCAGCAAAAGCAAAGCAAAGATTATGGCAAAATCAAAATTGCGCCTTGATACCCGGCGCAAACTCAAAGACGGCACATATCCTGTGCAAATCGCCGTGGGGTATGGTACAAACCTGTATCTCGCCACGGGCATTTTCCTGTCCGCTGATGAATGGGATAGCACTACCAGCCGGGCCACAGGCAAAAGCGCAAAGCGCATAAACTCGGTGTTAGATACGCTGCTTACCCGTGTGGCAAACCGCATCTTAGAACTGCGCGAAAATGGCCAGTGGGGTAATCTTACCGGGCCGCAACTGCGTGAAATGCTTACCGACTTGGATTTGGAAAGTCCTACTGTCGGTGTTCCTACCCTCGGCACGCTGTTTGAAACGGTCATCGCCACAAAGACCGGCGGCACTAAAACACTATTTGAACAAACACTAAAGAAACTGACTACCTACTGTAACCCCTACCAGATACAGTTTGGAAAGATAACGAAACTATGGATAGACGGCTTTTATAATTCCCTGCACGGTCTGTCGGTAAACAGCCGGGGTATGCACCTGCGCAACCTGCGCAATGTCATTAACTATGCGCTGGATGAAAACATAACGCAAAACTATCCGTTCCGAAACTACCGCATACCGTCCGAAGAAACGGCCATGCGCGTACTGCCGGTTGAGAAAATGCGCCAGCTGCTTAAACTCCAGTTGTCGGCATACGACACAGAATATAGGGATATGTTTATGCTGCTTTTCTACCTTATCGGCATTAACATGGTGGATTTAGCCACGCTTACCAAAGACAATATAGTGGACGGTAGGTTAGAGTACAGACGGGCGAAAACAGGCAAGTTCTACAGTATTAAGATTGAGCCGGAAATACAGGACTTGTTAGACCGCTACCGGGGCAAAAAACACCTGCTGGCACCGTTCGACACATACGACAATTACAAAGACTATATGGCACATCTTAATGCGGCACTGCGAAAGATAGGGCCGGTTAAAACGGTAGGCGGCAAACCGCAGTACACCAAAAACCACCTGCCGATAATGTCACCCGTTGAGCCTGCTATTACATCGTATTGGGCGCGGTACTCTTGGGCTACATACGCCGCAGACTTGGATATACCAAAGGACACTATCAGTGAGGCTTTGGGCCACGTTCACGGTTCAAAGATAACCGGGGTGTACATTAAGTTTAGCCGGGATAAGATAGACGCTGCAAACCGCAAAGTAATAGACTACGTTCTGCATGGTACAAAATGAAATAAACCGCGCCGGCCCTCACGGGTTGGTGCGGTCTTGATTATGGAAAATCAGAATTTGCGTTTAAGGTACAGGAAAAGCCCCCACAGGATAGCCGCTATGCAGCATAGACGGCCCACCCATATAAAGCCCTTATCATACCACCTTAACTGCTTTTCGATATATACCGGCTTTTCCACCCTAACGCTGTCGGTGCGTGTCACCACCAATGTATCGATACGCAGACGGTCACGATATAAAGTATCGGTGCGTGTTTCCAGCTTGTATCTGGTTCGCTCTACATACTTGGTGACGGTATCGCCTTTTTCATAGATATAGATACTGTCACGCTGGTATATGCTATCACGTTGCAGCATTACCCTAAACAGGCTATCCAGTCTGTGTGAAGCATTGTATGTGCTATCCTGCTGCATTTGGTAAGTCGCTTTTCTTGCCGTGGCGCATCCTGCCAACAGCAGGACGCAAACCAGCCATGCTAAATGCTTCATAGGCTACAGCTCTGTTTGTACGTTGAAACACGGACACGCTTTGTTTGCATACTCATTATGCCCATGTACGGTTATGCCCGGATATTCTTGTTTGAGCTGCGCAACCAAAGCACGCAGCGCGGCTTTCTGCTGGGGTGTCCGGGTGTCTTTGGCTTGCTTGTTGTCGGCGGTCATGCCACCGATATAGCACACGCCGATACTGTTAGCGTTCTGCCCCTTGCAGTGCGCACCGATTTTGGCGACATCGCGCCCCTTGTGTACGCTGCCATCCCGGTATATCACATAGTGGTAGCCTATGCAGTCAAAACCACGGTCACGGTGCCAGCGGTCTATGTCCTCTACTGTGTAGTCTTTCCCCTCCGGGGTTGCGCTACAGTGTATTATCACTTTGTCTATCTTCCTCATTTTTGTTACTGTTTATAGGTTCGTCACTTGGTTTACGTTTCATATCCTCCTCGGTCAGTATTGCATCCGGGTGGTCTTTGGCATATTCGCCGCGCAGCAGCTTGCGTAATCGGCATTTGTCGTTAGGGTTCAGCCGTTGCAGGCATTTATCGTC